AGGGCGTTGATATCTGCGGTGGCACAGAGGTCCACGGCGGTCCCGACCGCGGGCGTGCCGATGAGCTTCGTCGCGTTCGCCTGGGCCTGGATGATCGTGGTGACCTCGCCCAGGACGCCGAGGAGCGCGACTCGCCCCCCAACGACGTTGAAGATGGGCGCCGACATGCTGGCGGGAAGGACCGCCGTGGGTCGATCGACCCGGAACCCGAGGAGTACTGCCGCGAAGGCCTGCTGGTCCTGAGCGCTGCCGAATGGTTGCATTCTCGTCTCCTAGTCGGGGGCGGCTTCCGCCGCCCCCTTCTGCAGAACAGCGGACCTAGTCGAGCTTCCCGTCGAGCTGGCCGCTCTGCGGGTACCGCGGCGCGATCCGGACCTCGGCCTGGGTGATGTTCGCGGCGTTCGAAGCGCTGGTGACGGCGCGGATGCAGTCGAAGTTGTTGGCCACGTCCAGGATCGACGGGTCGATCTGGAAGATCAGCTTCTTCTGCTTGACGGCCACGGACGTCTGGAAGTTCACAGCGTCGGTCTGACGCGTCAACGGGGACGCGGTGCCGTAGTCCTGGTTCGCCCAGATGGGCACGACTGGGATGGCCTTGTTGCCAGTGCCAGCGACGGCCGTGCACTGCTCGATCGTCACGGTGACCTGGGCGGCGTTGCCCTGGTCGATGTGGACCTCGACCCATGCCATGAGGGCGTTCTTGAGCGAGACGCCCTCTCCGTTCCGCCCGGCCGCATCGGCGGCGGGCTTCAGGGTCTGGACCACCACGAGTTCTTCGGGAAGGCAGCGGATCATCGAATCCTCCTATGAAGCTCGCGCTTCCGTTAGGCCCGGACCGCCAGGGTGACGATCGGCGACATCTTGAAAGCGGCGTCTCCCTTGTAGGGGGTGATCGGCGCCGCGGGGATGGGCTGGCCGTTCGCGCGCAGGGTCCAGCGGAGCGCCTGCTCATCGGTCAGGAACTTGACGTGGATGGAGGCGGCGGTCTTGATCGGCCCCTTGTCGATCATCAGGTAGCGCTGGGGGTCGGCGAAGACGATGTCGCCCTCGGTGCCCAGCGCCGAGGCCTGCTCGATCGGGGTGATCGGCCGGCCGAAGAGCGTGCCAAAGGGGGCCTGGGAGAGGCCGCCGGCGGGCACGAACACTGGCACGCCGCCGGTGCCGATGGCGTGGGACAGCTTGAAGAGCTGGGGCCACACCTCCTGGTTGATGAAGAACTCGGCGTTGCTGAGCGACCCCGCCGGCATCGAGGCGTACATCTTCTCGATGTTCTCGGCCTGGACGGTCTTGGCGGGCTGGCCGACCTCCTTGGCGATCGTGACGCGCGCGGGCGAGTTGATCATGCCGACGAACTGCCCCGCGCCGTTGCCGGCGAAGATGTTGTCGTCGAGCTTGAAGGCGAACTCCTGGGGGAACCACTCGTTCACGAAGCCCTCGAGGGCGGTCACGTCCTCCATGAGCTCGTCGGTCAGGAACATGAGACCGATGAACTTCAGGAGGAGCAGCTCGAAGAGCCGGAACTTCGGCCGGGTCCCCTTCGTGGCGAAGTCCTGCGCCTCGGCCTGGGTGAAGACCTGGATCCCGCCGAAGCGGGAGCCGTTGGCCCGGTTCGTCTCGTCGAGCAGGGAGGCCTTGAAGCCGTTGGAGCCGACGCCGATCGGCTGCTTCCGGACCTTCCCAACCAGGATGCCGGTCTCGTAGACCTGGCTCTGGAGGACCCCGCCGTTGTCCTGGCCGACCAGGTAGCCGCCGTCGGAGTCCACGCTCTCGGCCGCGCCCGACGCCATGTAGATGGCATCGTCGTGGAAACGTGGGTTCTTGCCGGCCTGGATCACCAGGCCGAGGTGCTCGCCCAGGGAGAGCGGCTTCTTCTTGGCGGCCGCGGCTTGCGCCGCCGGATCGGGCAAGGGGCCCGCACCGGGGACCGGGGGCTCGCCCGGCTCGGGCGGGATCTCGGATCCGAACTGCCGCTCGCGAGCCAGGACCCGGAGCTCGAAGTCGAGGTCCGCGTCGATCGCCTTGAGCTGGGCGTCGAAGGCGTCTTGCTCGGCCTTCTCGCCGTCGGTCAGGTCCCGGTCTTCCTTCTTCGCAGCAGCGCGGGCGGCGACGAGGGCCGCGTTGGCCTTCTTCTTGACCTCTTCGCGCTTCGCGCGCAGCTCGTGAATCCTTGCGGCCATCGCAAACCTCCTGGGTTGCCGGAAACGCAAAAAGCGCGTGAGGCCGGCAACAGAGAAAACTGCTCTCGGTTGCTGGCTCGCTCACGCGCTCTCGTCGGAGGTCGCGGGTTGCGAGCACCCGATGCCAGGCCCTGCGGCGGGCACCGGGGGTCGTCTTACGAGGAGAGGCTACCGGAGGCCCGGAGGGCCTGTCAAGGACTTTCTCTACTACCGGTGGTGGTCCACCTGCGCCACCGGGCCTCTATGCCCTACCGCCGGGCCCGCATGCGGGCCTCGTCCTCGACCTCGAGGGCGGACGTGGAGCGGCCCTTCCGGCCGAGCTGGGCCGCCCTGGCGATCGCGTCGTCCAGCGTCCCCACCTTATCCGCCAGGCCCAGCTCGACGGCGGCAGGGGCCCCGTAGATCTTCGCCTGCCACTTCCCCTGGATCGTCTTCGCCGGGACCTTGCGGCCCTTGGAGACGGCGCCCACGAACATCGCGTAGTACCGGTCGACCTCCGCCTGCATCTCGGCCTTGGCTTCGTCGCTGAGGGGCTCGAAGGGATTCCCGTCGACCTTGTGCTCGCCGGCATAGAGGAGCGTGACCTTGACCCCGAACTGGTCGTAGGCGACGGACCAGTCCTCGTGCGCGTTCCAGACGCCGATCGAGCCGGCCTCCCCCGAGGGCGTCACGAACAGCTCATCGGCCTGGGCCCCAATGTAGTAGGCCGCGGAGCACATCTGGCAGCTGGCGACGGCGATGATCGGCTTCGAGCCGCGCGCGGCCCGGACGATCATGGCCAGCTCCTCGACCCAGCTGACCTCCCCGCCTGGCGAGTCGATCAGCAACACGATCGCCTGCACACCGGCGGCCGACACCGCGTCCTTGAAGGCCTGGGCGTATCCCTCCATCGACGAGCCGTACCACGAGCCCCTCTGCGTCAGGAGACCCATCAGCGGCAGGACCGCGATCCCCGCGGCTTGGCGGGACTCGTAGGCTTCAGCAGCCCGGGCCCCGACCGGGCCGGTCAGGCCGGCCGCCTGCAGCTCGGCAACCGACGGCCCGACGCCCTTGCTGTAGGCGGCCAGGGCCCGGAGGGCCTCGGGACGTGCGTACCAGTTCCGGACGCTCAGGATCCTCGCGAGCTCGTACCTCATGCCGCCTCCTCCAGTACCAGGGACACCAGAGCCGGAACGTGCTCGGCCTCCCACGCTTCCACCTCGAGACCGCCGAGGAGCGCGGCCACGCCCGCCAGGGCGGCGGTCCTCTGCGAGTCGCAGTAGGCCAGGGCCTGGGCCCGGGAGACCCCCAGGGCCTCCACGACGAAGTCCACGTGGTCGGCGTAGAACTCCGCCAGCCATGCCTTCCAGGCCTTGGGGTCGGCCGCCAGGCGATGCGCGGCGCCTCGCCGGGCCTCGGTTCCCACGATCGCCCCGAGCTCGCGTCGGAGGATCCGGACGGCCGCGGCCTTGGCGACGGCTCGGGCCCGCTTCTCGAGGCGAGCGACCTGGGCGAGGGCAGCCGCGGCCGCGGTCGCCCCGGGACGCGGGGACGGCCGGGCGGCCGTCTTGCCCTGCTGGCCCCCGTCGGCGGCCTCGAGGGCGCCATCGCCGGCGCCGCCCATGGCGAGGGGCTCGAGGAAGACGTCGAGCTCGGGTCCGGACGGGTTGTAGTTCTCCTCGACCCTGACCTCGTTGCGGGTCTTCCAGCCGGTGTTCACGGCCGACTGGTGCGCCGCGTAGCGGGTCTTGATGTCGCCGCGGAGGAGGCCCTCGAGGACGAACGCCGCGAAGTAGTTCTCGGCGTCGGTGACCACGCTCATGTTGAGGCAGGCCGAGATGTTCTCGGTCCAGGGCTGGACGGTGTAGGTCACAAAGGAGAGGAAGAACTGCTCGGCGCTGGCGTAGGTCGCGGTCTTGTCGGCGTACCCGCACAGGACCCCTGGGACACCCAGGTAGCGGAGCAGCTCCTCGACCTCGAACGTCCGGGCCTCGAGCCACTGGGAGTCCCTATGGTTGACCGACACGGCGTCGAACTTGATCCCGCCCTCGAGGAGAGGCACGGCCCCGAGGCTGCTCTTGCCGTAGGTATCGTTCCAGGACTTCTCCGACGCCGCCCGCGCCTCGTCGTCCAAGGTCCCCGGCGCCGTCAGGATGCCGCTCGGCCGCGCGCTGTTCCGCATGAACATCGCGCCGTGCCTCTCGGCCGAGAGGGAGAGGCCGATCGCGTTCTTCGCGAACTCGGCCAGGGGGATGCCCTGCTTGCCGTCCAGGGAGAAGCCGGGGATGTGGAGGACGTCGTCCTGGATCAGCCGGCGCTCGGGCCCGAGCCCCGCCTTCGTGAAGTCCCGGGTGACATAGAGGAGCTTCCCGTTGGTGAGCTGGTCGGCGACCCGGGTAGTCTTGGGGTTCAGGGGGACGATCTGGCCCGGGCCCCCGGGGCCCGGGAGGACCTGGTGGAAGGCGTTTCCCCAGAGGACGGCCCTGGTCATCATCAGCTGGCGCCAGCTCCACGACGTCTGCCAGGCGTTCGGCTTGTCGTGCAGCGTCCGATACATCGGATGGTCCGGGGCCCGCTCCTTGCCGCCGTTGGGCATGCGGCGATAGATCACCAGGGGGATGGAGGCGATCGCGTGGGCGAGCACGTTGACGGCCCTGTAGACGACCGCACAGCGGAGGGCGTCCTCGGGGAGGACCGGGTCACCCGTGGCCGAGAGCAGGGGGCCGTCGTCATCGTCACGAGCGGCGAGCCAGTCCGCGACGTATTCGGCTCTGGTGGCCCGCGGCCGGCGGGCGGGTGCCGAGGCAAGACCCGAGAGCAACATCAGCTCCTCCTGAACTCGCCGACGAGGTAGAAAGCCGTCCCGGGCGCGCCGGCGGCGATGAAGGCCCAGGCCCAACCGGCGATGCCCCAGACGCCGGTGACGACCAGGGCGAGGCAGGCGACGCCGACGAGGTCCTGGGCGTGCTTGCTGAACCAAGTCCGGAGGGCGTCACGCCGGGCCTGGGACTTCGCCAGGTCCTGGGGCGTCGCTGGCGTCACCAGCGGCGGCATCATGCCCGGGCGCCGAAAACGGAGATTCGCGGCCTCGAGGGCGGCTCGCTCGCCAGGAGGCCCTTGATCCCCATGAGGGTCGCGACCTGGCCGTCGATCTTCTTGTGGCCCTTCTTGGGGCGGACGGGGCGGATCCGGCCGGCGTCGTCCCGCTTGACCACCACGTTCTCGACGCAGAAGCGCAGGAGCGGGTTGACCTCGTGTGGCACGTGCCGCGCCTTCACGAGACCCTCGAACACTTGGCAAGGCTCGTTCATGTGGGAGTAGTTCTGGAGGACCTCGAAGGTGGTCAGCCCCGCCTTGTCCCGTAGTTTGTTCGCGATGTCCGTCGCGAAGGCCGGGTCGTAGCCGACCTTGCCCTGCTTGAGCATGGGGAACCGCGGCAGGATCTTCGTGGTGATGTCCCGGTAGACCCTCTCATAGTCGATGGTGGCCCCCTCCGTGATTGTCAGGTGGCCGGCCTGGGCCCAGGCCCGGTAAGACGAGATGCCGTCCTTCTCGCGTTCCCTGACCGTTTCCTCGGGAAGCCAGAAGAACGCGAACGGGAGGACCTCGAAGTTGAGGGAGATCTCCCGGAACTCCTCGGTCGGTTCGCCCTCCGGAGTCTCCCCCACTATCGCGACCTTGAGGGCGGGGGCCTTGGTGGGGCGCCGAAGGGTGACCACGAAGGAGAAGAGGTCGATCTTCTGGGCGCAGTCCAGGCCCGCGGCCGCCTCGAGCTTCGCCAGCTCGCGCGCGAGCTCGACGTCGGCGGGGTCGATGACGGGGTTGTCGTCCCACCACTCAATCGGGATCCAGGCCTCGGCCTGGCCGGTCCAGCGGTTGAGGTTGAAGCGGAGGAAGTCGTTCCGCTTCCTGGGCTCCTCGCTGGCGGCGCGCGCCTCGGCCGCGAACATGCTGGGATTGACTGTCACGCCGAAGGCGGGGTTGACCCGATGCCACACGGCCTCTTGGGTCCAGTCCTCCTTGGCGTCGGCCTCGAAGACGACGGGCAGGTAGGATTCATCCGCGCTCGTGCCGTCGAGGACCCGCTTGGCGTGCTCATACTCCTCATAGCAGATCCCGTCATCATCGTCGCCGGCGTGGGTGAAGATCAGGAACAGCGGCTGCCGCCGCTTCACCAGGGACTTTCGGAGGGCCTCGAAGAGGTCCCGGTTCCGCTGGTTGTGGAGCTCGTCGAAGATCACGGCGTGCGGGCGGTTGCCATGGGCGCCGCCGGCGTCCGACGCGATGACCTTGTAGAAGCTCCTCGAGCCTGGGACGTAGATGGAGTCCCGGAGAACCTGGCAGAGCTCCAAGAGGTCGGCCGACTTCTCGACCATGATCTTCGCGGAGTCGTGGACGATCTTGGCCTGCTCCTTGTCCCCGGCGATCGCGAACACCTCGGCCGCGGGCTCCTCATCGCAGAGGGTGAGGAAGAGGCCCAGGCCGGAGCCGAGCGGGCTCTTGCCGTTGCCCTTGGGGAGGAAGCCGAAGAGGAACCGGAAGCGACGGGTGTCGTCGATCACCCGCTTCCAGCCGAAGAGAGGGCGGACGATCAGGAGCCGCTGGTAGTCCATGAGCTCGAAGGCCAGGTCCGCGAACTCCCCGATGTGGTGAGTCAGGAACGTGGGAAAGAAGTCGCAGGCCTTGTCCGCGGCCTCGACGTCGAAGTAGTAACGGCCATCCTGACTCTCCCACCGCTTCCGGTCCTTCGTCCAGGTCGCGGGGAGCGCGATCGTGACCCCTGGCCAACGCTCGTGCGGCGGCGGGCCCTCGCCCCACCAGGCCGCTGCGGTGCCTGCAGCTGGTGTGCGCCGGCGCTTCGGC